CCCATGAGTTCATCTCATCGAGGGCACACAGCAGACCCCGTGGACGGTCAGCAGCCAGTCGAACGAGCTTCTGGGAGGTCACGTCATCCACCGTGATGCGCAGGGGCACTGGCTGCGGTGGGAGGTCGTGCACCTGTGGTGCTTGGTCACCGCCGAGCATGGCCTCGGGTGACGCTGAGAACTCGAGGAATGCCTTCTTGGACGATGCGTGCATGGCCTCTTTGCCTTCCCATTCGAGGAAATCTTTGGCGTAGCGTGGACGATCCTCTGTCTCCAAGTGCTTCAGGGGTGCCAGCATGGGCGCGGAGCCTGGTGTCTTCTTGTCGGCTGGTGCACCGATGGTCATGAGCCACAGCACCGGTGGCACTTTGAAGTCCTTGATCAGCTCAAGGCGAGAGCGTGAGTCAGCGACACCACAGACAGCAGCAAGCCCTGCGAACAGGGGAACCAAGGGGTCACAGCCTACCGTCTGCCCGATCTCTTCTGCGCGGCGTGCCAGCACTGGTGGGCACAGTTTGATGTCTAGGCGTGGTGGTCGTGGGCGCAGGTCAACCATGGGTGACGTGGGTTCGTCAGGCGACTCCACGGCCTTGAAGAACTCGCGCACATCGGGTTGAGGGCGCACCCATCCGTGCTGCTTGGCGATGTGGAACAGTGTGCCCAGCTTGACAGCGGTGGTCTTGTCAGACTTGAAGCTGGTCCACTGGTTAATGATCTCTTTCTCGTTGGGGTATTTGGTCGAAGGTTTGGACCACTCGTCCCACAGGTGCAGGGCTTGATCGAGTTGGTTGGTGTGCGTGCCTGCCCAGTGCAGCGCCATGCCCACGTTGACCCACTCTTCGCGGGAGCAGTCGGGGCTGATGGACTCGATGGCTGTTCGGATCTCGTCCCATGACGCATCGATGCCGTCACCCGTGGCGAGCGTGCGCACCTTATCCTGCTCAAGAAGACCATGCCACAAGTCTAACAGGGGCTGGGGCAGCTCTGGTAAGCGCATCCAGTGACCCTTACCTGCCCATCGATAGGGCTGCTTGGTGTCAGGGTGGATCGAGGGTGGCAGCACGTCCTGCACAGTGAGGCCGTTGGCCGTGGCGCAGCGCAGCTCGTAGGCAGTGACACCGTTGACAATGATCTTCTTGGACGGCAGCGCCATGCCCAAGGGCATCTTGTAGAGCAGCTTACCGTGGCCAGCGCGGCCAGAGTCCACGATGACAGCATCGTTGGCGTCATAGAGTGCTTGCAGGTCGATCCCTTGCAGCCCGAGCACCATGGCGGTGGTGTCCCACTCATCGATGTCAAAGGCCATCGTGCCACTGTAGGCGTGGGCCAAGCCGATGCCCCAGCCTTGGGGCAGGTCAGCCTGTGACTTGATCGCGTTGGCCTTGATGTTCCAGCCTGCGGTGCGCGGCCCCTTGGTTCCCGCTGGGATCGGCACAAGTGAGAACCCGTGACGAATGTAGGCATCGATGGATGCAGGGTGTGCTTGTACTATAGGTAGTGCGGTCATATAATCCATTCCGACAATGCAGTTGTCGCTCTTTTCATGAAAATCTCCTTTAAGCCCCGATTCACAAGGTCGGGGCTTTTTCTTTGGTGATGAGTTGCGCGATGCGGCACTGGTAACAGCGGGTGCAAGCGTAATAGTAGTGACCAGGCGTGCGGTGTTTCTTGCCCCAGTCAATCTCAACCCATCTGTGTTTGCATTCCATTTTCACGTCCTCAAAATTATTTTTGAAATTTGTTGACACAAGTGTATCAGATGATGTTATACTTTGTGCAACGAAACCAAAATTTATTTTGTTATGGCTACTACCAAGATCAAATCCGCATACCTTGTTGTCCGAGTGACAGACAAGACGCGCACCAAATTTCACAGCAAAGCATTCAAGCATGGCACACCGTCATCTGTGCTTCGTGAAATCGTCGAGGCGTTCAACGAAGACCGTCTTGTAATTCAACCCCCTGTAACTCGTAAGGAGTCTCTCTATGTCACTGGAAATTGAAATCAAAAACCTCACCGCCGCTGTTCGTGATCTGATTGGTGTGATGAATGGTGCAAAACAAGAAACGCTCAATGTAGCACCTGCCGCCCCTGTTGTGCAAGCACCTACACCCGTGGCTGCTACTGTGACCGTCACCACCCCTGAACCAGTGGCCGCACCAGCTCCTGTTGCCGCAGCTCCAGCGATGCCTGCTGCTCCTTCATTCGTAGCTCCTGCTGCTCCTGCACCCGCTGCATCTGGCGCACCGTTTAGCGACCCCAAAGGCTTGATCGACTACGTGATGGGCGCTTACAAGGCACTTGGCGCAGCCAAGGGCGCACAGATCCAAAACGTCTTGGTTGGTTTGGGCTACCAGAACATCAACGATGTCAAGCCTGAGCACTATGGCGCATTGCACGCTGGCGTTGAGGCGCTGAAAGCCTAAGCATGAGCGATCACGCACAACTCTCACCCAGCAAACGGCATCGTTGGATGCTGTGCCCTGGGTCTATTCGAGAGGAAGCTAAGTACCCTGACACCAGTGGTCCAGCAGCAGCCGATGGCACACATAGCCACACGCTGCTGGAATACTGCCTCGGGGAAGACAAAGATCCTCTGACCACAATCGGTGAAACACTGAGCGACCATGAAGGCGTGTTCACCGTGGACAAAGACCGCGCCACCCGAGTCAAGGTTGCCGTGGACTATGTCAAGGCACGAGTTGCTGAACAAAACGGTATGTGTGAAGTCATCGCGGAAACCCGTGTTGACCCAGCTCACCTGATTGGTCGCAACGATATGTCGGGCACTGTGGACGTTCAGATCCGTGGCACTGACACACTCGAGATCATCGACTACAAAGACGGCATGGGCATCGTTGACGCCAAGGGCAACCCACAGCTTGAACAGTACGCCATGGGCGCACTGGCTGAGTTGAAGCTGCCTGTCAACGCAGTCTATCCATGGAAGCGCGTGCGCATGACAATCATCCAGCCTAAGCTGGCTCTGCGCGGCATGCAAGCAATTTCATCGCACGAAGTCGATACCATCGAAATCCTTGCTATGATTGGCCAAATGGTGCACGAGGCTCACATGACCGATGCACCTGATGCACCACTGAAAGCCGGTGATAGTCAATGTAAGTTCTGCAAGCACAAGGGCAACTGCTCTGCACTCGCAGGTAACGTAATGAAGGAAGTAGGTGTCATGTTTCAACCCGTGCAGGCGCAAGCCCAGCCACTCGATGTCGCACAGCAAGCTGCCGACAAAGACCCCAGCACCATGGACGATCACCAGATCCGTCAGATCATGGAAGCTGCACCCCTGATGCGTCAACTCCTTGAAGCTGTCGAAGCAGAAGCCCTGCGTCGATTGCAATCAGGTGCATCGATCCCTGGTATCAAACTCGTCAATGGTCGCGGTAGCCGCGCATGGGCGTTACCCGAGGATCAGATTGCCGAGAAGCTGACGAAGATGGGCATTCCCAAGGCCAGCGTTTGGGAAACCAAACTCGTCACACCTGCTAAGGCTGAGAAGCTCACGTGGACCAAGAAAGACGGTACACCGAAGCAGCTCTCCGAGCGTCAACTCAAAACACTGGAGCAAGAGTACATCGTCAAGATGGCTGGCAAGCTCACAGTGGTCCCTGAATCTGACAGCCGTCCCGCTGTCATCATGAATGCTGCACCGATGTTCAGTGCAGTAGAAGCAGCACCCGCTGCCGAATCCCTGCCCTCGTGGCTTTCTTAAACTGGAGTAAATGTAATGTCCGAAATCATCTTTTTGTCAAACGTCCGTTTGTCTTTCCCCCACCTCGCTGAACCCCAGCGTCAGATCAATGAGGCCACAGGTAAAGAGCGCATCAGCTACAACTGTGAGTTCATCATGCCCGAGTCACACCCTGGCTTCGCTCAGTTCATGCAACGCTACGGCGCGTTAGCTTTGGACAAGTGGAAAGAGCACGCGCAAGCCGTGATGCAAATGATCCAAAACGATCGCAAGACCCGCTGCTTTGGTCGCGGTGAAGAGAAGGTCAACAAGAAGACTTTCCAACCCTACGATGGTTATGCCGGTAACGTGTTCATCACTGCTGGCCGTGACCAAGCGCCGCAGATGATCCAACTCGATGGCTCACCTGTTGACCCTGCCAACACCATGGCATACCAGCAACTCGCACGCAAGCTCTACGGTGGATGCCGTGTCAACGCTGCCATCAAACCATGGCCGCAAGACAACAAGCATGGCCGTGGCATCCGTTGCGACTTGATTGCCATCCAGTTTGCCGCTGATGACGCACCCTTTGGTGAAGGCAACGTGGACGCATCTGGCATGTTCGGTGCTGTTGCAGCGCCAGCAGCAGCTCCAGGCTTCGCACCTGCTGCCGCAGCTCCTGCACCCATGGGTCTGCCACCCTTCATGACAGGTCAGTAACGAAATCGGGGGAAGTGCGAATCCATTTTCTGGAGCTACAGTCTCGCACGACCCCCACCTAACCGAGTAACCGTAATGAGTAACGACTGGATTTATGACTTGGAAACATTCCCTAATGTCTTCACCATGGCTGTGGAGCACGCCGATGCACCGATTACTTTCCTTTTTGAGATTAGTGACCATCGTAACGATAGCCGCGCTATTGTCGATTTCATTGACCGTCTGCGGAATGATGGTGGGCGCATGGTTGGATTCAACAACATCGGTTTTGACTATCCTATTTTGCACACGCTGATCCGCATGGGTCACAGCGATGCACAGACGCTGTATCAAAAGGCCATGGCGATCATCAATGGTCAAGACGGTGACGAGAAGTGGATGCACAACGTCAAGCCTGCTGATCGCTGCATCGAACAGATTGACCTGTTCAAGATCCATCACTTCGACAACAAGGCACGCGCCACCAGTCTGAAGGTGTTGGAGTTCAACATGCGCAGCGACAACATCGAAGACTTGCCATTCAAGGTGGGCACGAATTTAACGATTGAGCAGATCCCCACGCTCAAGAGATACAACCAACATGACGTGTCGCAGACCAAGGCGTTCTATCACAAGTCGTTGGACCTGATCAAATTCCGTGAGCAACTGACTCACTTGTATCAGCGCGACTTCATGAACCACAACGACACCAAGATCGGCAAAGACTACTTCGCCATGAAGCTCGAAGAGGCTGGTGTCGCGTTGTATGACTACGGCTCCTCTGGTCGCACGCCACGCCAGACACGCCGACCCGTGATCAATCTGGGTGAAGCGATCCTGCCATGGATCGAGTTCTCACAGCCTGAGTTCACCCGTGTGCTCAACTGGCTCAAGGGTCAAGCGATCACTGAAACCAAGGGAGTGTTTGAAGATGTCACTGCGCGTGTTAATGGTTTTGATTTTGTATTTGGGTTGGGCGGTATTCATGGCTCTATTGAGTCGGAAATTGTTGAGTCGGATGCCGATCACGTTATCGTTGACTTGGATGTCAGCTCTTACTACCCTAATCTGGCTATCGCTAATCGTTTCTATCCTGCTCATCTAGGCGAGTCGTTCTGCGACATTTACCAGCACTTGTACGAGCAACGCAAAACATACCCCAAGGGAAGCCCTGAGAACGCGATGCTCAAGCTCGCGCTCAACGGTGTGTACGGCGACAGCAACAACCAGTTCAGCGTGTTCTACGACCCGCTGTACACCATGAAGATCACGCTCAACGGTCAACTGCTGCTGTGTGTCTTGGCCGAGCAGTTGTTCAAGATTGACGGGTTGCGTTTGATCCAGATCAACACTGACGGCTTGACCGTGCGCATCCCACGCGCCAACAAGCATCAGGTTGACACGATGCGCAAGTGGTGGGAAGAGCTGACTGGCTTGGAGCTGGAAGAGGCTTTGTATAAGAGGATGTTCATTCGTGATTGCAACAACTACATTGCGGAGTACGATGATGAGTAATTTAACCAAAGAGTACGTTCGATCATTTCTTCACTATGACCCCGACACAGGGTTAATGAAGCGCATCATGAGGCGAAGTTTTGCTGGAAACTGGCTACCTTGTAATAGTGTCCCCAAGTCTAAAACGATCGCTGGGTATCTTCAAATCAATGTCGATAGCAGACCTTATGTTGTCCATCGTTTAGCGTTTGTTTACATGGAAGGGTTTATGCCCGATTGTGATGTAGATCACATAAATGGTGTACGAACCGACAATCGATGGTCAAATTTGAGATTAGTCAATCGTCAAGATAATTTGCGCAACATGGGTGTTCGTAAAGATAACACGTCAGGAGTACCAGGTGTATCTTACGATAAGAGTAAAGACAAATGGCATGCTTACATACATGTTCATAAATCTGAACGATTGTCATTGGGGTATTTCCCATCAATCGATGAAGCGATCGCAGCACGTAAAGGTGCGGAGATGTTAATCGGGTATCACCCTAATCATGGAGCACGACCAACATGGCGAGGATAAAACGTAAAGGTGCTTATGAGTGGGATCTTGACTGGCATCAAAACCACGGTGGCCTCGTGATCCCCAAGGTCGCGGAAAAGGTTCTGGTTGAGGGCGCACCGATTCGTGAGACTGTGGAGCAGTGGCCTGAGATCATGGACTTCATGTTGCGCACCAAGGTTCCACGATCCAGTTACCTGGCCATCGAACACGATGGTGTGACCTCACAGCTTCAAAACATCACACGCTACTACATCGCACAAGGCGGTGGACGACTGTTCAAGTGGATGCCACCTACCAAGACAAAGCCCGAGGTGTGGCGCAAGATTGGCGTTGAGTCTGGTTGGGGTGTCCAGCCATGCAACGACATCAGGGATGCAGGCAAGCTGCCTGTCGATTTCGATTACTACATCAGAGAAGTGGAGAAGCTATGTTTGGGACTGTCGTGAACACTGATGACATTGAATACAAGGTTGCTGCTGACATTTTCGAGAGGCAGCGCGTTGGTTTGAAAAAGTATGGTGTGTCGGTGAAAGACAACCCGCTGTCACTCAGAGAATGGTTACAGCACGCATACGAAGAATCACTGGACCACGCAATTTATTTGCGCCGAGCAATGCACGAACTTGACAAGGAGCAAAAATGAAACAGCAATTCCCAATGGACCTACCCCTCGGGTATGACGAACAAACCCTGATCTTCTTGACCAAGGACAACGAGATCATGCTGCGTCATCCAGTTATGCCAACAATGATCTACGACGAAACCGTGATGCGCTACGTCGAGATTGCACCGGAGGTCGTCGATGCTCGAAAAACAAATTGAGGCAAAGGTCTGTGACTACGCCAAATCGAAGGGTGTGCTTGCGTACAAATTCACCAGCCCCGCACGGGCTGCTGTGCCAGATCGTTTGTTCATCGCGCCAGATGGCCGTGTGTGGTTCTGTGAATTCAAACGTGAAGGTCAAAAGCCAACAGGTGCCCAAGAGCGAGAGCACCAACGACTCCGTGAACAAAAAGTGAACGTCTTTGTAATTGATAACGTAAATGAGGGTAAAGCGATGATTGACTTAATGGTGATGGGATGCTGACTTGGTGTATCATGGATAGAGTGCAACTCTGGTAAATAACATGATCACTCAAAAACGACTTCACGAACTGTTCATCTACGACAACGGCAAATTGTTACGCGCCAAGGCTGTAAAAGGGTCGCCCATGTTCACAGTCATTGGTACAGTAAAGCCCAAAGGTTACCGTGTAGCCGTGGTTGACGGGAAATCTTATCGAGTGCATCACTTGGTTTGGATGTACTTTCATGGTGAATTTGTAAACGAGTTGGATCACATCAATCGACAGCGAGATGACAACAGAATTGAAAACTTGCGTCCTTGCACCCATTCCCAAAATTTGGGAAATGCAAGGGCAAGAGTTCACAAGTACAAAGGTGTCACCTTTTGTAAAGCAACAAGTAAATGGAGAGCGCAATTAAACGGACATCTTGGTCGTTTTGACACGATCGAAGAAGCAGCAATTGCGTACAACAATGCAGCGATTCAGCACTATGGTGAATTCGCGTATCTCAACAAGGTAAAGTAATGGCGTTATTGACACCGGATTTAATGCACGGCTATCAGAAAAAGATGGTCAATTTTCAGTGCACCAAGCCCCACACGATGATGTGGGCCGATATGGGATTAGGGAAGACAATCACGACCCTGACATCGATCGTTCATTTGATCAAAACAGGGTTCCTGCGCGGTGTGGTCATCGTGGCCCCGATCCGTGTGATCCGACTCGTGTGGCGCCAAGAGGCTGTCAAGTGGGAGCACACCAAGGACCTCAAGTTCAGCATGGTCACCGGCACACGGGATCAGCGCACCCGCGCTCTACTGCGTCCTGCCGATGTATATCTTGTGAACTACGAAAACCTTGGCTGGCTGGCTGAGACGCTGCAAACCTACTTCATCAAGAAAGAGCGCCCGATGCCGTTCAACGGAATCATCTGGGACGAGATCAGTAAGATGAAAAACAGCGCCACCAATCGAGTGAAGGCTTTCCGCAAGATCGCCAATCATTTTGACTGGACCACGGGCCTCACGGGTACACCGGCGTCAAACGGCTACAAGGACCTGCACGGGCAGTTTCTCGTGGTGGACAAGGGTGAGCGCCTTGGCACGTCTAAAACGGCCTTCCGCACCCGTTTCTACCGCAAGGTGGGGCCGTACAAAGAAGTGCCCTATGAGGACACCGAAGACACGATCAAAAAACTCATCGGTGACATCACCCTTGAGATGTCGGCTGAGGACTACAACCCACTGCCCGACTTGATCGTGAACAACATCGAGATCGAGATGCCCGATGCCCTGCGTGCCAAGTACGAAACCATGGAACGCGAGTTCTTCTTGCAGCTCGACAGCGGCAGCTCGGTTGAGGTGTTCAACCAGGCATCCCTGACCAACAAATGTCTCCAGTTCTCCAACGGAGCCATGTACCCCGTGGCCGGTATGCCGCTGTGGGAACCCATTCACGACCTGAAGCTCGACGCACTGGAAGAGATCATCGACGAAGCCCAAGGCTCACCGATCCTGTGCGCCTATGCTTACCGCAGCGATGCAGCGCGGATCATGGAGCGATTCAAAGATCTGCGCCCGATCAACCTGACCGAGTGCAAGTCTGAAGCCTCGTTGACCAACGCCATGCACCGCTGGAAGACGGGCGACTGCGCCCTGATGATCGGCCACCCTGCGTCCATGGGTCACGGGATCGATGGTCTGCAAAAGAATGGTCACATTCTGGTGTGGTACGGTCTGAACTGGTCCTTGGATCTGTACGAGCAGTTCAACGCTCGTGTGCGCCGCCAAGGTCAAGGTGCACCAGTCATGTGTCACCGAATCCTGATGCAAGCTACTTTGGATCAGGCTCAAGCAATGGCCCTCGATGAGAAGGCCACAACCCAAGCGGGACTGCGTAATGCGGTCAAGCAATATCGTCAATCAAAAGGAGTTTGAAGTGAGTTACTCAGAAGTCGAAATGAAAGTGATCCAGTGGTCCGAAGCCCGAAAGATCATCCCCAACAGCACCCCTCGTGCACAGGCTATGAAGGCCGTGGAGGAGATCAATGAGTTAGTTGATGCTTTGGGTAAGGATGACAAGGTTGAGGCCATTGACGCCATCGGTGACACCGTGGTGTGCCTGATCAATGTGTGCGCGTTGCTCGATGTTGATCTGGTCAACTGTCTCAAAGCTGCCTATGAGCAGATCAAGGATCGCCGTGGGTACATGAACGAAGAAGGCATCTTCGTCAAGGAGCAGTGATGGACAACTTGATCAAGACATTGAAAAACATGTTCCGCACCCCGTCTGCACTGGAGCTGGCTCAGATTGAGCTGGAAGAGGCCAAGCGCGAGTTGCTCAACGCTCAGAGTGCCACCGAGTATGCAGCCCGAATGGCCGCATACCACGGTGACCGTATCAAGCGGTTAACCATTTATGTGAACGGTCAACCTGGTCAAGACATTAAGCAAAAGGTCGAGTCCCCTGCTTGTCAATGATCAGCTTGGACTTCTTGGGCACATCAGAATCATTGGTTGTGATGGCAATGTGTGTCCAACTGTCAAACTCACGGATGACCTGCTGATAGGGTAGATCGCTGGCGATGATGGCACGCACCACTTCGTCAGGGGTCATACCTGGCACACGGATGTCAGCGGCGCACCCTCGGCGATGGTCGCTGGTGTTCTTGGAACCCACAGCAGTGTTCACGGCTTCAGAACGAAACGCGCTGTTTACCATGATTGGCTTGCCGCCCAAAATGACTTTTAGCTGTTCCAAGAAGTCAGCCAAGCGCGGCAGATTCGCAACGGCGTTGACGTAAACCTCTTGGCCGTTGATGATGCACTTCTCGCGCTCGGTTGGCGTGTTGTCGAGCGCGCGGTGATCTGTGTGAGTTAGTTCTTCTAGGGTGAAGTGTGGGGTTAGGTTTGTCATTTGATACCTCTGAGGTTGTTGTAAAAATCAATGCACGAATTCAATTCGATGATTGCTTGGTCGCCGTCTGCTGCGATGGCGATAAGGTCGTCAGCAGTCTTTGTGTCAAGTTCGGCTCTCGCTTCTGAATCCCCTGCGGCAGTGGTGGCAGAGCAACTGGCACGGACTGACAACCTGAGAGCACCAGTAGCGACATCAGCACGAAGCTGGTTGACTTTGGATAACGCATCCTGTTTTTCCTTTTCAAGTTTGGCGGTGGCAGTGGCTGCTTCGTCTTGCATCTTGGATTCAATACGATCAACCTCTGCTTGAATCTCTTGACGCGCTTGGTACTTACCTGCAAAGAAGGTCATCACCAAGCACGCGATGAACACGCCAAGGTTACGCAGCATTTTTAGGCTCTTCTTTGCGTTGCAGTGAAGAGATGCCAAGGATCGCGGCAAACGCGATGTGAACAAATCCACCGTTTTGCAGAGTCAATGGAACCCACTGGCGAAACGCATCATTGGCTGCTTGGGTTTCCCAGAATTGCACAATCGTGAACATGATTGGGAACACGATGAAATCGGCAACACAGATTGCGCCGTAGATCTTACCCATCATTTTTTGAAATAGGTCGCGTTCAGCTTCCGTCATTTTCTTTCTCCTTGAGTTGTTTCAAAAGACGTTCCATTTTCTCACGTTGTTCGCGCAACACAAGTGCCGATTTGTCGTGCTCCTTGCGGCTGTGGTTTAGCCGAGCGTCCATCTTCATCCCTTCGAGTAGGAAGAAAAACAAGAGCACCAGCAAGATGCCGATTACCACACACAGCAGGTAAATTATTGCGTTCTGTTCGTGCTTACCCATACTGCGCCCATCAGGATCCAAAAATAAACCACGGTCAGGATTGACCAAAACCACGTCATGTTACGGTCTATCTGGTCACTGCGCTTCTGTGCAGCTATTGCATCGTTGCGTGCCTTCTCCCGTTTAGCCTTCATTTGACGTGCAGCCTGACCCGCTTTCACCTTGTCCTGCATCTCTTGGAACTGTGACCAGATGGGTCCGAGCTGCCAGGGTGCTTTGCTGGTCATGAGGGAATGTAAAGCTGGGTACGCTGCATCCACCTCGACTTGAAGCTGGGTCAACTCTAACACCTCTTTTTGGTCAATCACGTCTTTGCTGAAGACCTCGGTGTAGCGTTTCTCAGTGAAGGCTTTTAGGGTGTTGTAGTTGTCAAACCACTCGCCAACATGACCGATGAACTGCTGGACGATTTCGTCTTGTGTGGGGATGTGATCGACGTACTCGTCTTTCTTTTTCGCCACAGGTTTCGCCGATGTGGGGGCGATGGTGGTTGGTTGGGGCTGAGGGCTTGCAGCAGGTTGTGCAGGCGCACCCAGTAAACCTTTGAGCCATCCCCAGAATCCAGTGACCTCGGCGTAGATTTTCTTGGCGTCAGCGACTCCGCCTTCGACTGTCTTTTTGACGCGCTGTATCTCGACACTGCCTTCTCTAAGACAGTCACAGCAGTATTGAATTCCAGAATATGCCGCACGCATTGCTTGCAGCGCGAGCATAATTTCTGGACCCACATTACAAGCCGATCAGTCGTTTGAAGAACTCAGCAGCAGCACCTGGCCCGAGGAGCACAGCCGCCAAGACCGCATAGATCAGATATTGCATCTTGTCCATGCGCTCTGCACCCTTATCAAGTCGGTCACTGATGTGCTCATAACGCTGTGCGCACACAGCTTCATGTGTGTCCAGACGAGCTGCTGTTACTGAAATCGTATCGCTCATAGGGTCACTCGTACAAGATGTTGATTGAACCAGCGTCAAAGGTGTCTGTGCCGTTTACTGTGGTGATGCGTACTTGAGTCAGGGTGTCGGAAAGTGTTTTTGTTCCACCTGTGACAGAACCACCACCGCCAGAAAAACCAGATGAACAAGACGCAATCCAAACATTACCGCTAACTAACGCAATTGTCATAATTCCATATTGAATATTTGCAGCAGCAGTGGATGCGTTAGCTAAAAACCCAGTGGTACTTGTATTGGTTGTTGTGTTGTTTATCCAACCACCACTTGTATATCCTGTTGTTTCAATACCACCAGAATCACCAAGTTGAACTTGAAGCAAGCTGGTTCCAGATGTAGACACACCGTTTAACATCACAGTAATACGCTTCACCCAAGAAGGGATGCCTGTAAAGTCAATGCTAGTGCCAGATGTGCTTGCGACAGCAGTGCCAGCTTGGATACCGTTATACACAGCACCTGAGTTTGTTGTGACCCCTGCGGAGCCGTTGATTACTACGCTCATGGGATGCCCCTTAAACAGTCAAAGCACGAAGTTGTGCAGTAGTTGTGCAAGCATCAACCAAGCCTGTTACGTCACGCAGACGCTGCTTCTCAGCCACGATAGCTGTGGTGTCTGAACCTGATTCCAAAGCACGTTGGAACAACACATCTTGAGCAGCCAACAAAGGCTCACGCTCTTGACGCAGACGAGCCTTGGTGATCTCTTTAGCCTTGTCGATGTTGACAGTGACAACACCGTTAGCGAGTTCCCAAGCGTTGAAGAAGTCATTGTCTGCTTGAGGCAGCTCAGAGTCTTGAACGATGATTGAGTGGCTAGGGGTGTCCTTAGCCTTAACAGCGTTGATGTCGAGTTCACCAGTAGGGATGCAGACGCTAACGCCACCGTTTGAGTTAGTAAAGATGATTACTTGTGCCATGATTGTGATTCCTATTAAAAATTAGTTTCCGAAGATTGTTACGCAGGAGTAATCAGGATCTGCTAAAGCTACTCCATTGCCAACAAGAATCCGTAATGCTGTGGTTGTGGGAGCTGTGCTGTTGGCTATCAGTTGAATCCAGTTACCTGTGCCACTTGTCCTCACAGCAAAAGCAGGAGCATAATTAGCATCACTGAGCGCAGTAGCAAAGTTAATTGTGTAGTCACCAGTACCGTTATCAGTAATCGAGCTGACGTTGTAGCTTGAACGGATAGCTACTGTACCTGTGCCGTTAAAGTTCACCCAAGCCAAAGCATTGGTGGTCACGCCGTTAGATTGAAGTTTCATCACTCCAGAGCCATCAGCGGTCTGGACAATGCCGTTTGTAGGAGATGCGTTGATTGTGGTTGTCAATTTATTTCCCCTTGATTAACGGAATACTGAGACACACATATACGCAGTGTCTGCAACACCAGCACTAGCGGCCTGTGACATTACACGAACACTTGTTGTACTCATCGGACTGGTTGCTGACCCATAATAACCAAGGTTTCCCATTGATATTGAACCACCTGTGTCAACAGGTTTACAAGTTACAAATGCAGCGTAATCCGCATCGGGCATCGCAGTTGTGAAATTTACGTTGTAATTACCTGTACCGTTATCTGTGATGCTAGACACGTTAAACGATGCACGAATAGCAACAGTACCTGTACCGTTGAAGTTGACCCAAGCACGACACAGCGTACCAATTTGAGTACCGTTACCGTCTTTGAAGACAACAGGTGTGTTAGCCGTACTCGACTGAATGGTGTCTACGTTTGTTGTTCCGTATGCCATATCGCTTCCTTAGAGAATTGCCCAGACGCTGCCGTCAGGAATGGTTACCGTGATACCGTCATCGATCGAGATCGGGCCGACTGAGCTGGCGTTGAAGCCTGTGGGGATAGTGTAGTCGGTTGTGACCGTTTGACCGTTCAACACGAAGATCTGATCAGCACCACCACCAGTGGCGCCACCACCCAACTGACCCCATTCAGTACCACTGTAGCCTTCGTATCGAGACAAATCGCTGTTGTAGCGAATGTCGCCGTCCACAGGAGACACGGGGCGCTGGGCAGTCGTGCCCACGTTGAGCTTGGCAGCGCCTGTACCTGTGAGGGTCAATCGGCCAGCGATCTCAACATCAGCATCAAACGTGGTGTCTTCGGTGAAGTCAGCAGTACTCTCGAAGATCGCAGCACCCGTGACGTTCAAAGTCGTGAACGTGGCAGAGTTTGGCGTACCTGTGCCGATGGCTGGAGGACTCGCAAATGAGTTTGTAGTCACTGGCACAGAGACGTAGTCAACCGTGTACAGGGTGACATCGTCTGCATCCTTCAGGATGTACTTGTAGCTCGTTGATTCGGGAAGCCACACATCGGCTTCACCGTTGGAGTCCAAGATCACAGGGTTCGTGTTTTGCGTGTTCGCTGTGTGGTCGGTGTAGCTGGCCAGCGGAGTCGTTGTGCCTGCCGCATAGGTGTACAGCTTGCCACCGACGAGTGGCAAACCATCAGTCCCGAAGAACTGTAGCTTGGGGGTGGGTGATAGTGATGCCATCTTTATTCCTTATTGGCCATGCCACGTAATTCTATACGCAGTGAGTTTCGTTCTCGTTGCTCAGGCGACAAAGCATTGTTGATCCCTTCGGTCGCAACCCCAATGTTGCGGGTTTTCTCAGGGCTGATGCTTGGTTTCTTGAATGGGTCAAACATTCTGTCACCTCGGGCTTGACGTGCCATTGCTTTTTCGATAGAAGCAGCCGCTGCTTTGGGATCCAGCATCTCAGTTGCAATTTCAATCGCCACTTTTTCGTTAACTCCACCCTTCAATCGACGGATGATCTCATTGGCGACCGTGGTGACTTGGTTGATGAGGTTTGGAGCTTGCACCCCTGACCATGCTTCTGTAGCAGACTTCAGCAAATTGGGGCCAGATTTCGCACCCATTCGTGCGGCATATTCTGTTTCTGCGATTCGTGACAAATCTGCCTTGACTCCATCAATCACAGCCATTTGTTCAGGTGTCATGATTTGAGCAAGACTGTCATATCGTGGCGCACCTGTAACTGCTTTTTTGATAGTTGCAGGTGCGTTTTCAACAGCACCGGCAAACGCAGCAGCACGTAGTTTGCCAGTTTCTTCACCAAGAGCAGGAACCAGTTTACCTTCGAGGAATTGACCCACCTGCATTTGATTGATGGGCTTGCTACCAGAAGCAAACAGCTCACGGGCTTGACCGTATTCAGGGATCTTGGTGTCTACCCAGTTGAGGAAGTCACCACGAGTTTTGGCAATTGCACCGGCCTCGTTTTTACCGATGCCAAAGGTAGCAGGGTCGTGAACCAAGTCATCGAACGCCAGCTTCATGTAGTGCAAGCTAGTGCCAGGGAACTGTGCAACCTCAGCCGGAGTTGTGGTAAACCCAATCGGCTTACCACTGGCGTCAAGAATCGGGGAAGGTACTGTCTGAGCAGCACGATTCTCACCAATCATGAAAGGTTGGCCTTTTTCCTCAGCAAGTTGAGCAGCACGTGCAAGCACCTTGTCCATGGATGGGCGCTGAGTCAGTGCGTCAAATGTTTTGTCTGTGGCAACCACCGCCTTGTCAGCGATTTGATACAAGGGGTTTGTTTCCGCAGCACGGGATGCTTCGGCAAGTTTGATGTCGTCTGCGGTTTTACCGACACTACGAATTGCATCCAACTGGGCTTCTTTTTGAGCAGTCTGACGGGCAAGATGCGGTGTAGACAATTTCTCAGCAGCTTGTTGACCAAGAGCCGCAAATCGTGTTGATCCAGCAGGCATAGCAGCTTGTGCTGCCGTTGGTTGTGAGCCAGGCACGATCTCAACATTCGGTGAACGCAGTGCGTTGACAATCTCTTGACCTTTACCCTCAACGGCAGTCATGTACGCTTTTGATTTTGGCGACATGGCGTTGTAACCAGCTTGTGCAGTACGTGCAAGAGCCTTAACGGGCAACTCGGCAGCAGCAACAATTGGCGTCATTGGGTTGGTCAAACGAGCGGCCGTTGACAGCGCATTTGATGCAGCGGGAGCAACACGAGATGTGGCAGCAGCACCGCCTGAGAGCAGCGTGGAAAGATCTGCTGCCGCACCCACAGGATCCGTAGCCAGTGTGTTTTTCAACCCCTCAAGACTACCGTATCGGTCCTTGTAGAAGCCGCCGACTTGATTGGCCATCTCGATTGATTGACGGACTGTTTCAGGGTTGTTGGCAACACTGATTAGCCAATCTTGGGCGCTTTGAGGAAGTGCTCCAACAACAGCACCGCCAGCAGTTTGGAATAATGTCTTGGCAGTTTGAACAGGACTTGTGACAGCCTCAACTACGCCGCCAGCGAAACGCTTGGCGCTTGGGATTACATTACCAAGTGCTTCACCTGGTACATCACCCCAGCTACGAGTTGGTGCTTGAACAGGCTGCTCAAGACCAGTAGCATTGGTAGACGCAGCGGATTCTTGCTGTAGTCGCAATCTGGCACTAGCTAGAGCTAGTGCTTGCTGTTGTTCACGGGTCATTTCACCCATAATTTGCGCTCCTCGGGTGTCATCACATTCCAAAGAGCTGCGTCTACACCGGCAGGAGCAGGAGTCATTACAGCACTTGGTTTAGATGCGGCAGGTTTAGCAGCTTCTGGCAGCTTGATTTTCGCATCATACGGGAATTTGACGCCACGACCTTCGGCGCTTGTGACTTCCTGATTATGTAAATCGACCTTAGTGCGAATCGACTCACCGAACGCATCAAGCACTCGAGGGAGAGCTTTTGGATCTGTACCAATGCTACCCAAGGCTTCTTGCAAAGCTGCTTGTTGTTGAGCAGATGGTTGAGAGTCCAATTTCTTCAAGTTGTCAAGAATACCCATGAACAATCGTGAACGCAGTTCTTGAGCATCCGTGACACCTTTCGTGTCGATATTTGTACCAAGACGATTGTTGAGGAAACTTGCTGTAGCAAGCAGAGGCTCGCCGCCTTGACCCATAAACCCTTTGGCTCCAGGAATCAATGCTTTGGCTTTCTCAATGTTTTGTAATGCCACGGGTGCGTGCTTAAGGCTGCTGTAAGTTTGACGTGTTTCATCCATGAACTTACGTTGAGCTTCTTCGCTTGCAGGCAACTGTGTGTTGACACTGATTGTTGATTTGTAAGCACCACCAGCTTCACCAGGGGTCATTGTCTTTCTGACAGCTTGGCCAGGAATAAATGCACCCGTCACAGGATTCACAGTGCCCATCTGAATAGCACCACCGGTGTCGAGGTGTTGGAACTTGGGCAACAGTTTGTCAGCCTCGAGTGCATGACCCGCTGCAAACTGCTTGATCGCATCAAGGTTGCCACCCATCGCTTGAACTTGGGCCAGTTCACGAGATACATCGGTGCCGGTTTGCTGACCAAAAGCTGCCAGTTCCTGTGCTGCGTTTTCAGGGTTCGCCATGATGCGAGTTGCAGTGGCTTTCATCAACGCTGTTGTGTCCTTGAGCAGCGCAATCTTGTCAGCACGCTGTTTAGCTTCCGCAGCGCCGACAGCCAAAGCCTGTTTACCTAAACCTTGACCCATCAATCGTTGCTGGACTTGTGCGTAGTTTGACGCACCTTTCCAAGCCTCACGTTCAGCCTCAGCATCACGAATTGCTTGCTGCTGTTGACTCAACTGCATCTGGGCGAGCTGGTTCTGCTGGCCTTGTTGGTAGGCTTCCATGGCTGCGTTGGGGCGCAGCGCGTTGAAATCAATGAGAGATGTAGCCATGATTAAAACTCCAAGTTCTCATAGCCGCCAGAATTCTGACTAGGTGTATTCCACCAGTCACTGATGGCTTGTCGATTGTTCCACAGCGTATTAGCCGCGCTACCCATCGTGCCGTATTGGCTGGCTCGGATGTTACCTTGAGCAATTGCTGCATTACCCGCAGTAGCACCAGCACCAAGAGCTAAGTTACCCATGTTGGTTCCGTAGGTTCCTGCTGCATTCGTAAGTGCGTTTGTTGCAGTTTGACCCACACCGGCAAGAGATTGCAACGGGTTCAGTTGAGCAGCACGTTCAGTTTGATAGCGGTTGAATGCGTTTTGGTATTCCTGAGAACCCATGTCTTGACCGTATCGAGTAGCAGCTTTGAGCGCTGATCCCGAGATCAAACCACCACGAGCAGCAGCGGATCGTTCAAGTGCTTTTTGACCTTCGGACAATCGGAATGCGTAGCCAGGATCAGCCTGAAATTGGTTCATCCCGAATTTGGTGTAATCCGTCAACGGGATCAGTTTGTTGAGTGCCTGTTCACCAGCCTTGCGCCATGGTTCTTGCAGTTCAACTTGTCGGTTGAACATGCGCTCCTGCGCCGCACTGGCAGCAGCAGAAGCACCAGCACCAATTTGCGCCGCTTCCGTGACAGCATCTGCCTGTTTACTAGCAGGACCAAATCCAAATACGTCTGCTACTGAATTGACTACGTCACCCATATCGTTTCTCCAATCGAATTATGTCGTTGTCACGACTGACTTCAACAAATCCAAAAAAATGCGCCAATCTCAACGATGCACGATTGTCCTGATAAATCTTGACAATGATTGTACCGTGAGCCTTTCCCAAAGTGTCGAGATATTTTGTGATCTCGCTCCTGATTCGCCACTTACCACGTTTCTCAGGCACGACAAACAAATCGAATTCGTTGCCATGCGCTATGAACGCGCCACCGTCAAACGGTGTGATGTCTAAATTCTGTTCCGACCACTCCCGAGCCTCATCTGGCACCTCGACCCCACGCCTCTCGCGTATGTAGTCTTTGATGACTTGCCAGACATCATCAGCTAATTTCACGTCCAGACACCCGAATGTTGATCGAATCTGCCGCACTGGCAATGGCTGAAATGAACGACTGGTTCTGCATGATCTGTCCCACCAGCTCAGGGAAAGTGTAGACCTCACCAGCAGCCAAGGACTTTTCCTTGGTAATCAGGTTGCGGTCACCCGCAGTATCAGACCCCGTGACGATGTTGACGCTCACGGTGGCTGTGGAGCCACTGATGTTGGTGCAGGTGAACTTGTCGATGATTGTGGCCGTGATGTTGCTGGACACGGTGTACTGCGTGGTTTGTGAGTCTTCCACAAACTTGGCAGGTACGAGGTTTTTGGCTGTGACGGTCATGATGAATCCTTAGACAACAACCCAACGTGAACCCGATGGCACTGTCACCGTGACGCCCGAGGCAATCGTGATTGGTCCTGCTGACATCGCGCTATTGCCTGACATGATCGTGTAGTTGGATGAGATTGTGAGTGCATTCTCCCACATTCCCTGTGCCGTGATGTTACTACTACCACCAGAAGCAGCGGCCCACTTGACACCTGTTGCCGAGGCAGAGTCTGCGGTCAGGACATAGGCGTCAGTGCCCACGCCCAGACGCACATTGTCTGTGCCGTTGCTGACGATCAGGTCGCCCTTGGTGGTCGTGGGAGCCAGTGCGTCAAAGGCCGCAGTCGCAGTTGTTTGACCTGTACCACCGGACGCAATGGTCAGCGTAGCCGACAGTCCAGCAGCCGTACCCGTGGTGTTTTGATTCAAGGTGGGCACATCTGCCGCCACGATTGCGCGGAATGATGGAACACCAGCAGAACCATTGGGTGCGGCCAAGAAGGTGTTGGCGGTCTGGGATGCGAAATCCGATGGGGTCACGACCAGCGTGCCGCCAAGGGTCAGGTTGCCTGAACTCGTCACGGTTCCAGTCAAAGTCAGACCACTGACTGTGCCTGTACCACCCACGGAGGTCACTGTGCCCACGCTGATCGAACCACCGAGGCTCACAGGTGTGCCGTTGATGGTGATAGAGCTGTAAGTCAACGACGAGTTGGCAATGTTGCTCAGGGTGTTGGATGACCCGCTGATCGTCTTGTTTGTCAGCGTCTGAGAACCTGTGAGCGTGGCTACCGTGCTATCAATCGTGATGGTGACAGGGGTTGAGCCGTTGTAGCTCGTACCGGTCAACCCTGTGCCAATGGTCAGCGCGTTCGGTGCTGCTGCGGTGATGGTTGCAGAGCCACCCAAGCTGACAGAGGTTCCGTTGATCGTAATGGAGCTGTAAGTCAGGTTCGAGTTGGGGATCGTGGCCACGTTGGTCCACTTACCTGAGCCTGAGTTGTATTGGATCAGGTCGCCATTGGACAGTGCGCTGAAGCCCACGTTGCCTTCGTACTGACCCAACTCACCACCGAACGATGGGCGAATGAACAGCGAACCGTTGCTGGCGCTGGCATAGACCACGGCAGCCACGACTACCTTGGCGTTGGGTGCAGATGGCAGCGTTTTGGTCAGACCACCGGTGACTGATGGGTCGTAGTACAAGATCTGGCCGTCAACCCAAGCCTCAGCGCCGCCCGAGGTGTCGATGCCGCGCACAAGGCCAAACTCGGTCACGTAACCCCAGCCGTTGAGGGCGATGTTTTCAGTAGCCACACCCATCACATATTGCGCAGTGGCAGCGGTCAAGCCGGTTGCGGGAGCACCTTGCAGAGCACCAGATGCACCCACAGTGCCCGTGAACATGACGACTTGACCCTCGGTGATGGCCGAGGATGCTTTGATGCGGTAGTAGCTTTCCTGACCCACCTGCATCGTGGCGTTTGAGCCAGCCATACCAAGGTTCAGGGTTTGAATGCCGTCAGCGTTGTCCCACCACAAGCGCCCAGATGCACGGGTCACTGTGGCAGCGGTGTCAAAGTCAATGTAGTCTGGGGTAGAAATGCCACCAGTGACGCCTGTCATACTGGTGATGTCAGCGTTGGCGCCGGATTGCGCTGCGCTCAAGTTTGTACGGGCATCGGTTGCGTTTGTAGCGCCAGTGCCACCGTTGGCCACGTTGAGTGTGCCGGCCATGGTGATCGTGCCGCTGGTGGTAACTGGACCTCCCGATGTGGTGAGACCAGTTGTACCGCCAGACACGTTTACCGATGTCACAGTGCCCGAGCCACCACCGCCACCACCTTCGGTGACGGGCTGAGGAGGTGGACCCACTTGTAGGTCGTCCAAGGAAACTTGGTTGCCGCCTGAACCTGTCAGGGCAAACAAATTCAGGAAAAAGCGATACCACTCACGCGACATCAAGCCCGTGCGCGAGTCGATCAGCTCGACTCGATTGGACGGGATATTGGTGACGTTTTGTTGAGCTTCAGGCATTGGTCGGTGTGGCGTACAGTTCCGCACCCATGATAGCAATCTTCACGGGGTCAGTACCTGAGATTTCGTAAACACGGTCGCGAATTTTCAAGGTCATGCCGAGTCGTCGGAAGATGGCGCGGCGGTAATACTCACCCACCTTACCCATGGACACCCAATGTTCATTTGACCAAGTGTGACCACCATCGTCGGACCAACGCAGCATCATCTGCGGATCGCTACCCTGACCCACGTTCAAGCCCACACCTGTCTCGCAGTCGATCTGCAAGGTGTGATGGGCCGAGCGTTTCAGGTTGTTCTCGCCAGTCTTGAGAGCACGCCACGAGCGCAGCCATTTCTGGATGTCGCCGTTGTCCGAGTAGTCGTCAAGGTCGAATGCGTAGATGTTGCCGTTCTCGTAGTCGCCAACGAGGATCTCGTTGTTGTAGACCACTTGACAGTTAGAGCGATGACGAGTGAACTCACCGTTTGACCAGCCTGCGCGTTCATGCCAGACCTGAGTCGATGCGTCATAGACCCATGTGGTGTTGGCCGTTGGGAAAATGAGCACGTAGAAGATGTGACCGTCTTGCTGGTAGCTGTAAGCCAGCGCGTCAGAGATGTCGCTGTACTGCTGGATCTGCCACTCCACGGCATGGGTTGACACGCGCACGCCGGTGTAACCGTTGGCGCGGTAAACGATACCGCGACCACGGGCGTCAGAACCCAGCCAAAACACGCTGTTGTCCACTTTGGCAACCGAGTAAGGGGCAGCACAGCCAATCTCGTTGAAAGCGCCTTGAATGCGCTGCAATGGGAAATCTGGCAGACCTGCGTCATACCAGACCTCAGTCGAGTTTGTACCAAACAACCAAACTTCGCGGTGATCCACAATGAGTGACACCAACTTGTCAGGGTCGCCCTCGGCGCTGGCAAAGTCCAGCGGGTCAACAGACAGACCATCGAGCAACGAAGTCACCCAAAAGCGTGAGCTGTTTGGCTCGTTGAACACGAAGTAACCGTCAATGTAGCCAACGGTCACAGCGCCTGGAAAATCAGGATCGGTGATCTCAGCAAACACTTCGGTGTCGGTGTTGTAGATGAAACCGTCAGGGTTGCACGCGATGAAGATTTGAGTGCCGTTGTCCGACATGGACACTGGACCAGTGCCAGTAACAGTGCCGATCAAAGTGCCCTTGAGGCGCGTGCGACCATAGGTTTCCACCTTGTAAAAGCCTGTGCCCGACACCGCATAAGCAATGTCGTTCACTTTCCACAGGCCACGAATGGGGCCAGTACCAATCGATGCCTTGCGGCGCAGACCTGGGCAACGATTCAAAAATGCTGGTTCTTTACCCGCCTCTGGGACCATCTCAGGGTAAAGATTGACCATGCGGCTGTCAGCAGCGTTGACGCTGCGTGCCACATAGCTAGATCCGAGAATAGGGGTTTTCATCAATAGTTACCAGCGTAAATGTTGAAGCGTTGGCGTGTGGCCACGATTGCGTAAGGCAGTGCCATCACGTCATCTGGGTTGTTGATGCGCTTGAGGTTGCGCTTCGATGTCATCGCGATGCGCTGCACCTGTGGTGATGGTTCCACGCCGAACTCAGGCGCGATCTCCATGGCCAAGTTGTACGTGAACGCACGCATGTAACCTGGTGGGAAGTGCAGCTCGGTGACCAGTGTGGCAGGTTGACTTAACTCTTGCACAGAGATGAAGTGCCACTCGAGATCACGAGTAGGACGTGGGTAAATGCTCATCGTGACATCGGGAAAGCCCATGTTCACGAAGATCACTTGTGGGTATGTGGACGTGACAGTCTTGACAGCGATGCCGTCATACTGCTGTTGGTTGATGAACTTGATACCGTAAGACACGTTTGTGCCTGCATCGCGGTAGTACGTGGCGTCATCAAGCAACACTGGACGATTACCAACAAAGTCGCCTGTTGGTCCAAGGGTTCTGATGTACTCACCAGATGGCCAAGTGAACACTTGGTCTTGAGTGCAGAACACCGAGAGTCGTTCGGTGTTCCACGAATCGATCATCTGGTTCAGAGCAACTAGAGCATCTTCCGACATCGCGGATGTCGGTGTTTCGCCTTCGGCCAACACCCCAAGCAATCGCAATGCTCGATTGATTTGATCCCCTGCGGTGTATGTGGCCATGTCAGGCTCCTGTAGATTCAGCAGCGGGTGCTAGAAAATTGGGCACTTCTTCGACTGCGGGTTGTTCGGGTTCAGCTGCCTTGCGGCTGCGTTTTTTGACTTCCTGAGCAGGAGCCGCAACTTCTTCAACAGAAGGCGTTTCCAGAGTATATCGCACCCAACCGTTTTTCTCGTCCGCAATCGCTTCGAGTTCCATGGTCGCTACTTTGGCGCCGTGGATGGGGTGTTTCATGTAAATAACTGCCATGGGAATTCCTTAAAAAAGAGGGGCCGAAGCCCCTCTAGTTGTCGAGCTGACGATTAGGCCAAGCGGTACAAGGTCCAAGTTGCTTCGCCAGTACGACGAGCGCGGAATGTACCGGCTGTGCCGGCAGTAGCAGCGATGGTAGCCAAGCCGACGATGGTCCAGCCAGTACCAGCAGTCATTGTGATGACGCCAGAGCTAGAACCGTCCACGTTCACCACGGTGAAGTCGAACGAGCTGTTCACTTTTGCGCTTGGCACAGCTGCGTCCAACAGAGTACCTGTGGGCAGAGTGTAAGCAGCAGCAGAAGAGCCAGGAGAACCCAGCAAGATGCCGCCAGTGATTTGAGCTGTAGTCAAAGTTGCGGTTGCGGTAGCTGTGGGAGGAGCTGCCTGAACGCCCATTTGAACTTCGTTGAGGTTGCCGTCACCAACTTGGTAACCGCCTGCGCCGTTAGGGAGTGCCATGATATTTTTCCTTTAAAGAGAAGATTTGAGAAGAAAGGGGACCGAGGTCCCCGTTTCAGTTTAGCCCCACAGGCGAACACCCATTTGTGGACGGATGGTGCTGTAGCCGTACAACACGTCGATACGGCAAGGCAAACGGTCGTTGTTGATGTCGTACTGACGAACAACACGCAAGCTGATGCCGTTGTGCACAGCGCGGCTTGCCATGTCAACACCTTGTGGCAACAACAAGTCAGCAGTTGCGAAGGTGATGGCGTCTTTGTGGTACACCAAGTTTTGAGCGTACTGAGTTGAAGCAGTACCCACGAACACCACAGCCTTACCAGAAGCTGGCAAGCTATCCACAGTAGCCAAAGCATGGCTTGAAGAGTAGATAGGTGCAACGGTGATAGAACCAGCGCCGCTACCGTTCAAAGTCAGGTCGGACAGAGCCACGAACTGGAACAAAGAACCTGTAGATTCGCGAGTTTGTGGGTTCACAGCGTAGCAATCAGCCACAGTGAACACGTCACCAGCCTTCACGGTGCCAGCGTTACCAGCGCCAGTGATAGCGATGGTTGTAGCGCCTTCAGAAGACACAGCAGCAGACAAAGTGCCGCCAGTAGCTGTACGAGAACCAGTTGTGAACTGCTTGATCGATTGAGACATGTTGATCTCGTCGAAGCCCAACACACCAGTGCCCATCATGCCGTTCTTGAATTGGCGGCTGATAGTGTCTTGTGGGTTGAACAAGCCTTTCAAACCTTCAACCAAACCAGCGTTGGCAGCAGGGTTGACGGTAGCGTAACGTGGAGACATCACAGCAGCGTTCTCGTTCAACTTTTGTTGGGCTTGGAGCAAGACCAAAGAAGTTGCAGGAGTGGTGCCAGGAGTACCAACAGAGTTACCGATGGTCTTGTATGCGTTGGCAACGTCAGCGTCGATGCTGGAAGCCAATTGGCTGATACGAGGCTTCAACACGCGCTCTGCGAAGTCGTCCAATTGCATGGTCAATTCAGCAGATGTGAAGTTGACGCCGATGTGCTTTTGGCTAGACACGGTCAAGGTTGTGTACTGTTCGTTGTCGTCTTGAGTTTGCAAGGCGGCGCCGTCAGTCACCAAAGCGCGATCGGGCAAGCGAATACGCAGAGTTGTACCGATCTTTGCACCTTCAACAGCGAAGCTGTCGTCGTACTGGCGGTTCACGTTGCGAGTCAACACGAGGTTGTTTTCCAAGATCTCCAGCGATTTGCGGGTGATCATGTCAATGGTTAAGATGCTATTTGACATTTAAGGTCCTTTGAAGAAGTTAGCGGTTTGTCTGCGCTTGCCACTTTTTCAACTGTCGCTTGCGTTCCGCTTCAATCCACTCCGAATCACTCATTGTCTTGGTAGACCGAGGATCTGTAGTGTCGTATGACGGTGAACCAGAGGTTCGCGCAGTTACAGGAGAAATAGGTGCCGGAGCAGACGTTGTCTTTTTGACAGGTGGATTATTAACCAGTTTGGCCTCAATCACACCAATTTCTTTTGCTTGCAAGAAAGGTGTCAAACGGGAGATGCGATCAGCTTCTTTTGGATTGGCGCCGAGGTAGTAAGCCACATCGGGTCCAACATCAGAAGCACGAATCGTTTGGGCCATCACATCAGTGATTCGCAGGTTCGGGTTGTAGGCAACTTGTTCAAAGTCGTCATACTTGTCCCGAGCTTGTTCTTCTTTGTCGTGATAGCTTTCAAGAATAGCTGCGTGCTGTTTGGCTTCCTCACGCTTGGCAATCAACTCTTGAGCCTTGTGCTCAGCCAGTGCTTCCGCATAGGCTTCGGGTGACTCGAATTGATCGACAGGTGGAAGAGCCGTTGGCGCAACAGGAGCTGCTTGCGCAGACTGTTTGAGAGCTTGTTCTCGTTCCCATTTACGTTGTTCTCGTGCAAGACGCTTACCAATAGCTGCATCCAGCTCTTCTTGTGTGAAGGTGCGTGGAGCCTCTGCTGGCGCTTCCGGCGTCGAAACTTCGGGTGCTGGAGCTGCCGTGGCTTCCAGTTCCGGCGCGGGTGCAGGTTCCGCTACTACTGCGTTTTGGACTTCGTCAGTCATTTTCAATGAATCCTAAGATTCCCTGGTGAGCCGCACCAGTACGGTTGTGAGCAAAAATTACTCGTAACAGATGGTGTACTCGATTGTGTTTCCAACATCGATGTACAGCCCTCGGCTGAACCACAAACCTTGTGGGAAGCTGACATATTGAGTACCAGCAGCAACAGTCACCGTGGCCACAATCTTGGGGTCGCTGGTGCTGGCAGTTGCGCTGTCATACAGAGCAAAAGTGCCGCTTGAAGTGCTAGAAACGAAGATGCCGTAGAACTTACCGCCGCCGATTTTGACTTGCGAGTCAGCACTACCTTGTTTGTACATTGCCATGATGGCTCCTTATGCTAAGAATTTCAGTTTGTAGATGGTGGAGAGGTACAACCCGACGATCTCATCAATGATGTTTTGAATCGGGGTGTCCGACTTTTCACACACATCGTAACGACCTTTTTCGATTTCTTCAAGTTGACCTTGGAGGAACTCGATCACGTTGGTTGTCTTTTTCGATGCAGGGATGCTGATTGCACCGACCAGCCCGTGGCGACCTTGATAGGCTTCGGCAAACTTGTCGGCCAACTCGATCACATCTTCGTAGAAGTGGCCAAGTGCTTTGTGTTTGCTGTAGCTGCGGGTGTTCAAGTGTACTGAGTGGGCCACATTGCGGCCCAAGAACAGCAAACCTACAAATTGGGCGGCGTTCATTGCATTGCTCCTTCAGGTGGCATGGGTTGCTGTTCCATTTGCTCAGGCATCATCTCCGGACCAACATCAAGGTCTTGACCAGGCATCTCGGCCAACAGATCACCTGAGCTAATCATGCCGTGCACAGTGCCCAACACGATGTCTTGGACCTGTTCGGGCGACATGCTGGCTTGGATTGCCGCCAAACGCTTGGTTTCAGCGTCAAACGCCTTGACCTGCGCTTCAAAGTCCTTGCGGCGCTGTTCTTGCATTTCAATCGACTTGCCTGCATCGATGATCATCTGGTGCATTTGCTCCATCTCGGCACCCATCGCTTGGATCTGCTGTTCAGCAGCTTGCAGCGCGGGAGACTTGTCGCCGTCTTCCAAGATTTGTGGGTCGATGGTCTTGGCGAATCGCTTGGCCATCTCTTGTGCGCCTGGCCAATCCATGTTCTTGACGAACAAGTCACCGGCCACTTTCCACAGATCAGGGTTGCCTTGGAGCAACTGAGCCATGGCTTCCAGAGCTTCTTGACGCTTGGTAGCATAGCCTGGACCAGTGCTGGCAACCACATCGTATTTGCCCACGCCAGGGTTATAGATTTTCTCTATCACAATGCCGTCTTGATCAATAATTTCTTTCACGGCTTCTGGCTGCTCAGGATTGATCTTGACCATCTTGGTTTCGCCATCTTCACCAATGATTCGGGCGATACGTTCGGTGTCATAGATCTTGGGGATCAAGTCAACGAGCTGACGGGCCACGTGGCGCACGGCACGGGCCAAGTTGTCACCATAATGGTAAGTGCCGACATCGCCTTCTTTCTGACGGGCCAAGATGGCTTTACCAGAACGCTCGTTTGAACCCATGCCGAGCGATGCGTTGTATTGACCGGTGGTCGATTTGATGTCCTCAGACGCACCTGCTTTGGCCTGCAACAGACCCGAAGACGCCATGGGCGGCTGGGCGCGAGCAGGCAGTGGCAGCACGGCGCCTTGACCGTCTGTGACGTCAGGGTTGACTTCCAAATACGGCCAATTGTTGGTGTTGGCGGTCTTCCATTTGTCTTCGTAGCCCTCGAACTGACCACCGTAGCCGATGAATGGAGCCTTGGGTGCCAGAGCCAGCATTTCGGCTTCTTGGGACACCCAGTAGTTGTACATGCGCTGCGCATCTTTGGCGTTGCGCACAAGGCCCGACACATACAAACGGCCTTCAACCTCGAATTCGTTGCCGACAACACGGATCACGGGAATCCATTGGCCGGCCCACACGTTTTCTTCCAAAATCTCGTAACCGTTGATTTTGCAGTAGCGAATGATGGGGTTTTGGACCATTCGGGTGCGTTTTGGAGCGCCGAACTGTTCGCGCAGCATCTTGTCTTCGCGGGTTCCTTCAAACGCAGTCACGTTTCCAGGGTACAAATTCAGGCGTTTTTGCTCGTAATCGACGTAATAGTAGTCGGCCACGCGCACTGTTTCCTCATAAACCCACTGAGACAGGTTTTGGTCACCCACGCCCAGCGATTGCAAAGTTGTGATGGGTGCAGCGTTGGGGTAGAGGCGGTGGTAGTCTTCTTTGGGGACATCTTCGGTCACAAAGCACCACTTGGCGTCAGCGCCTGTGGGGTCTTGGATCGTTGGGTCCATGTAGACGCTGAAACTGTTGCGCACACGGCCAATTTTGATGTCTTGATCGAAGCTGTTGGGGTCACAGTAGTCGGTCAGAATGCGAATGTAGCCTTCACCGTAGGCCACTTGGTTCTCGCAAGCGGTGTCATAGACCACGTCAGCATCGGAGATGTACTCGATGTGGCGAATCATGCCGTTGAAGACCTCGGCAACCTTGACATCGGCCTTGTCGTTGACTGGAATCACCTTGGCGCCAGGACGATTTTGGCGCATGTCGTTGGTGACTTGGTGTACGTGCTGTGGCAGCTTGTTGATGGTCAAGCAGGGGCGTGCGTTGATCGTTTGACCCTGCACCGCACCACGGGTAGCGAGCACATCGGCAGGCCACTGCCACTGGTTGTCAGGGGAGCCAGCGTAGAACTTCAAGTCGTTCAACTCGTCTTCACGCGACTCGGAGAGCGCACCAATGGCGATCTCCATGCGGTGACGCGCTGTTGAGAGAATGTCTTGGTGACTATTCTTCTTGCCGCCGCCAGCCGATACGTTGGCTGCGGCTACCATTCCTGTTGGATCAGCCATGTTCCAAGACTCCTAAGATGTGGGGTTCGCGCATGACGATGTAATCTTTGTCGCCGTGCTTGAATTCTTGACCTACGCCAAAGTATACGTGATCCCCGACCACGACATCTCGGCAATCTGGACCCGTTGCAACAACGATGCCGGTTTCGCTCTTGTCGCCAGGCGGGATGATGAACAGCTCGTGCTTCTCGACATCAGGTTCGATGATTACGCAGTTCTGTGTTGCTTTGATTGTCATTAACTTCCCATCCAAGATGATGATGCCCCGCCGCCCTCGTAGACTCGGCGAGTGGTTTGTTTAACATTGTAGCCACGAGACGCTACAGGGTACGCAAAAGTGACGGCCAGCGCATCGGCTGCGTCAGGTGAGGCCAAGCCTCGGGACTTCATGTCTTTCTTACTCTCGAGCATGATCGCACCAGACGAGTTGAACTTACGCATCGGGCCAATCAGGTCGGCTTTGAGTTGTCGGTCACGTGAAATCGCCGCGGTCTTCAACCAGTCGCGCATCGCACCCCACATCTCCGAACGCTTGTTCTGCCACATCACGGGGTTCTTGGCTTTCCAACCAAAGTTGACACCACGCACCTTGTAACGCTGTTCTGTCAACCTGTCAAGAATCCCGTAGCCCAGACCACCCTCGTCGATCACGGTGAGTGCAGGCTTGTACTCCTCGATGGCGTCGATGACGTTACCCACGGTGGTCATGGTGTCATCACCCTTGTAGCGTTTGACCGCGACCAAGTCACGCCCTTGGCGCACGACGATCACGGTGCTGTCCATGCCGCCGCGCGCGGGGTCAACCCCGATGACCACGGGTGCTGTGGTGTCCTTGTACTTCTCGCGCTTGAACGCATCCTCGACTGTGACGGGCGAGATGAACTGGTCTTCACCGGCAGCGGGGAACTCACCATAGACCTCGACACGGGCTTGGATCGAGTCTTCACCGTACTCAGCGATGATCTGGTTGTAGACGGCCTGGTCTGTGCCCTCGACTGATCGTGCGTCGATGATGCGGCTTTTCCAAAAGTCCCGCTTGTTGCCTTCGATCGACTCGTAAAAGTACCCCGTGTTGCGACGAGGGTTGGAGAACGCAAGCCAGTAGCGATCGAGAATCTTCTCAGTAAAGAAACCAGCAGCCACTGACCAGATACCATCAGGGATACCCGATGCCTCATCAAAGATCACCATCATACCATCGTGGTTGTGCACACCGGCGTATGAGTCGGGGTTCTCCTCGCTCCAGAGCTTACCTTCGGCAGCCCAGTAGCGCGTACCCTTCTTGAGATCGCGCTCCACGAGTTCAGTCATCCACTGAGCAGGTGCGAGCTTGGTAGCGGACACCTCCCACCAGTGCGAGTTGATGGCCATGGTGGCCCATTTGGTCAGTTCACCCCATGTGACCGTGCGCAACTGGTTCTCGCTGTTGGCCGACACAATCACTGACGAGCCGATGCGTGTAGTCAGCATCCAAAGGATCAGCCAGCTCACAAGCGCGGATTTACCGATACCGCGACCAGAGCTGACCGCGAGGCGCAGTGCGTCCATGTCCAGCTCGCCCCTGTTGGCGCGAATGTGATCACGGATCTCGCGCAGCACTTTACGCTGCCACTCACGGGGTCCTTTGAACTTGGCCAGCGGGGTGTTCTCTGTACCCCATGGGAAACAGAACAAGACGAAGGCTTCAGGGTCGTCGGCAATCTGGGTGCTCCAGAGCTGACTCATCAAGAGCTGCTCTTCGTCGGGGGAATACTTAGGCTTCTGCATCGTCATCCTCTTTAGGTGTCACGTCAATCACTTCACCCTCGATCACTCGATTACGTGCCTGTGCCAACGCATCGGTGATGCTGATGGAACCACCCAGCTCGATGGTCTTGGTGTCACCGTATCTGCGCTTGTTGTAAACGCCCATGAGCCACTTACGAGAGTCGATGCGAAGTTTTGAACGCTGCACGTCTTCTGCTGTGTCCTCGGCATCGGCAATCTCAATGATCTCTGACCCCAGCTTCTCCGCATAGAGCAGTTGAGCATTCTCATAGCGAATCGTGCGCTGTGGGTCCTTCTTGATCCAGTCGATGTAGGTTGACGATTCATATCCACGGGCATCGCGTCTAAGGATGTGGGCAATCGGTCTACCCTCGGCCATCTCCTCGAGTACACGGTCAAACATGTTCTCGAACTGCATGTGCATGATCTGACGATTTGTGACTCGTGCAGGTGGGAGGTCTTTGGGGTCGGGGATTGTGGGGAGCTGTGGGTCTGTGGTCGTGGGGATGTCTGTGACAGTTGGTACAGACGAGTTGAGCCATGCTGGGATCTCGGGGATCTCTGCAATTTGGTCTTCGAGTTGTGGGCCTGTTGTGACAGTTGTGCCTGTGGATTGATTTTCCATAGTGCACTGATGCTATCACAGGTTGGTGGGTGCTGGTTACTTGTCCTGTGCACATGATGCCTTTGTCAGCTTTCACCAGCGATGGTCATTGTATCTGTGAGTCATGTGACCCATTGGGTTCTCGGTTGCAAAAAAATAAAAAATTCCGTGTAGACCCTCCGTCACCGTGACCCCGAGCTGCTCGGACCTACCCCCTCCCCTCGCCGCGAATCCCGAACCCCCAGCACCACGGCATCACGGCACCCAATGGGTTGCCCGTGAATCCGCGCATCTATGCACCCAGCGGGTGCCGTGATGCCGTGACCCATTGGGGCATTGTGCCAATGTTTCCATGTTGACAGCATCACGTGAATCTGTTGATATGTTGACGGCATCACGTGAATCTGTTGACATGTTGACAATGAATCTTTGATTGTTGACATGTTGACAAAAGGGTTTGCGACAAATGGACTCCGCGCAGGAGACGATTAATTTACACCTTTTTCCATTGGGTCATTTTTTTACGAATCCTAGAATCTCTTGTCTCTCTGTAAGACCATTTGTCACAGGCTCAGTTGTCAACATGTCAACACATGCTATAATGTCAACATGTCAACAACGGAGAACCTCAATGTCTCACAGCTTCACACATTACGCAGAGCACGAACTAGAAAACAAAACGCCCGAACAACTCGCGCATCTTGCGCTGGTTGACCGCTTCCTAAATCACCCACAATCTGACGCCTTTGAGGTTTTCGAACTCGAACGCATGAGCACTGAGCAGTTGCAATCAATCCTCGATTCACTGACACGACAACCGCCCAAACTAGTGGTGGAAAATAAACCCGTGCGAGTTGAACCAGTGAAAACACAAACCACACGCACAAAGCCCGAAGCATTGGGCGAGGCGTTCGAAGTGGTAAACGGCAAACTGTATCGGGTTTGGATTGTGAGCGCGGGAGACTTTGAACCCGTGCGACAGGTTGACCCGTTCGAGATTCGCACGGCGCGGGTAACTCACGGCGCGGTGACTTATCGAACGAATCATTTAATCCATTGGCTCCAGTTCGGCGTGTGGCCTGAGCGAAAGAAACGAACGAAAACCCCAAAGATTCGCGCCGCCGTTCGTTTTGGTGCTCAAGTTCATTACTTGGGTTACTTCTCAACACCCGAAGCCGCAGAAGCCGCGAAGCGTGATGCGAAATTCAAATTAAGTATGGGTTTACCCATTGGGTAAAACTATTAACAACCCATTGGGTGATTGAAAAATACAATTAGACACCATAACCCAATGGGTTATAATTTCACCCGTGACACCTAGTAACCTATAACCCGTAAACCTGGAGATTTTATGAAACACTCAAACCACGCCCAACATTGGGCACCCGCGAAACCCATTCCAACACACCGCCGCCCCGATGCTTGGGACTATCTCGCCGCTGCGTGCGTTGTCGTTCTTTTGACCGTTTGCGCTTTGGCGTATTTCGATGTATTGACTAAATAAAGGGGGTGCACCATGTATATGCAACACAAAACAACGGGCGAGATTTTCGAAACGACAAACCACTGGGGCGACGACTTTATCGAATTGCCTAAAACGAAAGGCGCGGAGATGTACCGCGCTCAACAATGCGACGATTTGCGCAAAATCTTGAAAGCCGGACAAACTGTTTACACATCATGTGACCATGTTTCGGCTTCGGGCATGACCCGCCGCATTAGCCTTTACATTGTCCACAAAAACGAGATTGTGAACATTACCCGCCGCGTCGCCGTCATCACGGGCTGGCGTCAATCGGACAAAGGCGGCCTGATTGTTGGCGGCTGCGGCATGGATATGGGGTTTCACACCGTTTACACGCTGGGGCGCAATTTGTGGCCAAAGGGCACACGTAAACCACACGGCACGCGAAACGGTGCACCCGATAGAGACGGCGGTTATGTGCTTAAACATTCTTGGCTTTGAAAGGTGACACCATGAGAAACCCAGTCATCGGGACCGCGCATTTCGGCCCAGTTTATAAGCGCAAAATTCACGTTTGGATGCGTCAAAACTCAAACGTCCCCGACAGTGAACACAAAAGGCACTTAATGTACATGTACTCAAGCAATGCTTATCGCACATGCCGCGAAGCTATCGCCGCCGCGAAAACAAAAAGCCCTAATTTTGAATTTGTCGCAAACTTTGCAAAGGATTAAACAAAATGCAAACCTTTACACATGAATCAACCCGTTACACCGTTGCCCCTGAGAATGTCGCAAAGTACCGCGCCGCATTGGAAAAGCCGAAAAAGCACAAACCCGAAGCCCTGAAACCAATTCGCCGCGAGTACCCCGATTTTCATGCAGGCATGAGCACCTTTGACTATGTCGCATTGTTTCAGCGTCAATTCGACGGCATCCAACACAAAATTGTGCACCGCTGCGAAAACTATTACAAACCCGCGCCCATGCTGGACGCTGCGTTTCCTGAGTGCGTGGAAGAGGTGAACCCCGATTACGTGCCCACGGTTAAAACAAAGAAACCCGCGCAAACTGCCGCCGGATTGAAAACCACAATCCGCGCCGCGCTTGAGCTAATTGCATCGGGTGACATCGACAGCGCCCAATGCTTACTAAATGAGGCCGTCTGATGAAAGGTCTAGACGCCTATTTTGAAACCCAATTAAACCGACACCAAGAAAGAATCGACAACATGAAGACCTATAAAGTGACCGCATCTTACATTACATATTGCACCGCCGAGATTGAAGCCGAAAGCCTAGAAGAGGCGCAAGCCATAGCCGAAAACCTAGACGGCGGGAGCTTTGAACCCGATAAGCACGGCGGGGACGACTGGAGCATTGAATCCGTGGAAGAGGTGACAGAATGAACCACACCGAAAGCGCATACATTGAAGCGGGGCGCAAATATGAACGCGCTCAAACAGTAGACCAAGCACGCGCCGCCGCCGAGAAGCTCCGCGCCATGTTATCGAGTGAGCAAGGTAAGGACACCGCCGAAGCTCGCCGATTGATTGAACAAGGACGAAAGGAAGCCCGCGCATGAGCGTTTTATTTATCGCGTGCATTGTCGCCCTAATCTCCGCCGCTTGGGATATGTAACCCTAGCACCCAGTAACCCCAGCACCCCGCAGATTGAACCCTGCGGGGCTTTTTTGACCCTTTGAAAGCCTTACCCTATGACAACACAAAAAACCCCCCAAAACGCCGGATTTAATGCACGCCTGCGAGATACCGCCGAGCGCCTGAATCTCAATGATTTACAGCTCGCCGAGTATCTGGGCGTCCCCGTTTACACCGTGCGAAAGTGGATAGCGGGCACCCGTACACCGTCGGCCGTGGCCGTGAAGCTGCTCGATGTACTGGGCACCCTTGAAGCCGTGGCGCCTGCGATACATGCCGCGCTGCTACCCGCGCCCGTGGTCAAGCGAAAAAGTTCACATCAGAATTCGGCTATGTCAAAGAATCAGGTTTCAAATTAACGCACGGAAAATGGTTTTTAAGGACCGGAATTTATTTCTATGCACCGGAATCGTTTTGGCTTTTGGGCCTTTATAAGCGAACTGGAGCTAAATTGAAAATTGAATGGAGAATGAAATGACAAATGCAAAAACAGGTGGACCAGCTTTTCCAACACCTAGCGGTTGGAACCATGAAGGCAAGTGGGTTCAAGACAGTTGCGACTTCAATGGCATCACGATTCGCGACTACTTTGCAGCCAAGGCAATGTCGTACTGGCTTTGTATTCCTATGGACAAAGACAACTTAAATAAGGTTGCTGTTGAATCTTACAAAGTAGCAGACGCAATGCTGGAGGCACGCAAATGAGCAAACACAAAGACGCACTAGACCACTACGACCGTTTATACGGTGATCTGGGTCTATCCCCAAAAGATGCAGCCCAATGGGTATTCATCGGCGGTTGGAACTGCTGCCTCGAGGAACTCATGAAACGATTAGGCGAAATGCCCTTGGGCAACGACACCCGCGCCAGCTTTGCTGTGCTGTTCCAGCAGATGATGCATGTGGACCCACAAGACGTTCAACGGAGGATGCAATGACACAAGATGAAATCATTGAGATGGCTAGACAGGCTGGACTTGGGCCAATCCTTGTCAATGTGACGCTTGGAGAGTTGCGGTCTGAAGTTTGTCTTGAAGCCTTTGCCAAACTGGTCGCAGCTAAAGAGCGTGAGGCGTGTGCAAAAGTTTGTGAAGACAGATACAGCGATCATCCAGACCTATCAATTGCATCTGGTGAAGCTGGAATGTGCGCCTACCACATCCGAGCAAGAGGTGAAGCATGACACAACTCGACAGCACCGGTGTTGCAGCCGTGGACCACAACTACTTTTGGCAACCCATCGCCACCTGCCCCACGGGTGTCAAGGTTCAACTGCTTGGCGGGGGCGGTGTGGCCATGTATGGCACGTTCAATGGCAAAGACAAGTTCTATACCCATTGGGCACCACTGCCTAAGTTGAGGAGAGACAAGTGAGCTGGCCCTTCCCACCCTACCCCAACCCCAAAGATCGTGGCAACCGTGTGCCACGGTTCAACCCAGACAACTACGAGGAGAGTCCACTATGAGCATTGAAGCAATGAAACTGGCGCTTGCTGAGTTTGAAGATCAAAAATTGCATTTTGAAGATGTTGGCATATCTTTTGAATCAATTGATAACTGCATCACATCCCTACGCAAAGCCATCGCAGAGGCAGAAAGCAAAAGAGCCGCTTTGGGTGCAATCATCATATCAAGCGAAAAGCGTAATGAAGAATGGGATGCGCTATCTGCTGATGAACAAGCCGCATATCACGCACAGAACGCTTGCCCATATTGCGGTGGAAGCGGTCATAAAGACGACATCGCAGAAGCAGAGAAGCAAGAGCCTGTGGCTGGTGTTGTAGTGCGCGAAGGTCTGCCAACGCTATTGCGCGACTCTGACATAAAGCCAACGGACAAACGCCTCTACACCACACCACAACAACGCACATGGGTTGGGCTGACGGATGAGGAAATTGACAGCATGGTAGAGGTCACGGATCTGTCTGGTGCATATTATTACGATGACTTATACGCTGTTGTAAGAGCCGCAGAAGCCAAACTTACGGAGAAGAACACATGAACCCAATCGGCATAAGACTGCGTGAGCTGCTGCTGGCCAACCCACAGGGCATGACTGTGCGCGAGATCTCCAAAGCTGACGGTGCAACACAGGACCTCGTGATCAGTGCGCTCAGGCGCAACTATGGGTTCTACATCAGCGACTGGCAAAAGGTCACCACCGGCCTGTATCGTGCAGTGTGGAGCGTTGTGACAGTGCCAGCAGGTGCACCCAAGCCCATGGAATACTCAGAGTGCTATGACATGAAGGAAGCCCTTCAACAGCGCAAGAGTGAGCTGGCCAAGACCAAGCGACTCGAGGAGAGCCGAAAGCGTGCACTCGAGCGCAAGAAGGCCAAACTCGAGCGTGATCGAATCAAGGCAGAAGAGAAGCAGCGCAAAGCCGAAGCCAAGGCAGCGATGAAACAAATCCAACTCGATGTGCGCAAGAACAACGGCTACAAAAAAGCCGGAGGCACTGACTACACACCACAGATGACCCAGATCCGTGGACCCTGGCCAACGGAGGTGCGCGATGCCCGAGTTCATTGAAGACCTGTTATGTTTCGGAATGGTTTGCCTGATCTTGGCAATGTTTTATAAATGAGGAGTTGACATGAACAGAGAAGAAATTGCGAATCTAGCAGTAGAAGCTGGTTTACCTGCTTTTATATATCCAGAACTTATTGCAGAAGCAGATTGGAAAAACATTGAAATCTTTGCCAAACTGGTAGCAGCTAAAGAGCGCGAGGTTGTTCTTGATTTGGTTGACGCTTATGCAAAAAACAACATAGACCTAGCTGAATCAATCCGAGCAAGAGGTGACCGATAAAAAAGGGGCCGAAGCCCCTTATTCACCTAACACCCCGTAGTCCTTGACTCGGGGTTTTTCTTTGGTGCTGAGTTTGTAGATCTCGTCCATCTGGCGCTGTTTGGCCTTGATCACAGCCGCACGGTGATCCTTGAACTGTTCAGCAATCGCAGGGTTGATAGCCCACTGAGCATGATGCTGGTTCTCTTTGGACCCATCATCCATGCGCATCACCCATCGTGCCTTCTCCAGTGCGTACATGGCCCCATAGACAATCTGATCTTGTTGCCAGGTGTTGGTCTTGTCCATCTGACGACGAGCTGATCGCTTGATCTCGGACAACGTGATCGTTTGCAGATCGCAGTGGTGGATGATGTGATCCCTCAACCAGATGTCGAAGTTGTTCGAGTCGGACAATTCACACAGCGAATAACGAAAGGCGGGAATCACATAGCCCTTGACCAACTCGATCACACGCTGCGCGAGATCCCCAGACACCTGCAATGCAAAGGGTGACTCGATCAGGTGGAACACGAGCATCAGGCGACCGGCCAAGCCTTCGATCTTACCGAACGCTGTCATGTAGGTGTCGTCGGACTGCAAGATGCGCTCATCACGGCGTTTGAAGTCGTACCACTCTTGAAACTCTTCATAGACCCGCTTGGCCTCTGGACTCAATTGGTACGTCATCGCTGGCAGCGCGTACACAATGCGCAGTGTCTGCTCCCACTGATCCTTGTTGAGCAGGTAGTCGGGGATTTCGGTGGGTCTGCGCGTCATGTCACCATTCAAGATGCAGGGCACGAAGCGTTGGACCAGACCATCGGCGCTCAGGTTGTGTAGTGCCTCGCGGAACACACGGGGCTGAATGTTGCCGTAGATGCTGACAGCAAGGTTTTCGCAAAAGATTGAACCCGAGCCAACACGGTCCATCTCATAGGACGACGACTCGTATGCCTTGACCCATGCAGAGCGATCCTCGCCACTGGTCTTGTCGGTCATCTTGCGCACCCATGAGTTCATCTCATCAAGAGCGCACAGCAGACCCCGTGGACGGTCAGCAGCCAAGCGCACGAGCTTCTGGGAGGTCACGTCATCCACCGTGATGCGCAGGGGCACTGGCTGCGGTGGGAGGTCGTGCACCTGTGGTGCTTGGTCACCGCCGAGCATGGCCTCGGGTGACGCTGAGAACTCGAGGAATGCCTTCTTGGACGATGCGTGCATGGCCTCTTTGCCTTCCCATTCGAGGAAGTCTTTGGCGTAGCGTGGACGATCCTCTGTCTCCAAGTGCTTCAGGGGCGCCAGCATGGGAGCAGAGCCTGGTGTCTTCTTGTCGGCCGGCGCACCGATGGTCATGAGCCACAGCACCGGTGGCACTTTGAAGTCCTTGATCAGCTCAAGGCGGGAGCGTGAGTCAGCGACACCACAGACCGCAGCAAGACCTGCGAACAGGGGAACCAAGGGGTCACAGCCTACCGTTTGCCCGATCTCTTCTGCGCGGCGTGCCAGCACTGGTGGGCACAGCTTGATGTCGAGGCGCGGGGGACGTGGGCGCAGGTCAACCATGGGTGACGTGGGTTCGTCAGGCGACTCCACGGCCTTGAAGAACTCGCGCACATCGGGCTGAGGGCGCACCCAGCCATGCTGCTTGGCGATGTGGAACAACGTGCCCAGCTTGACAGCAGTAGCCTTGTCAGACTTGAAACTGGTCCACTGGCTAATGATCTCTTTCTCGTTGGGGTACTTAGTCGAGGGTTTGGACCACTCATCCCACAGGTGCAGAGCCTGATCGAGTTGGTTGGTGTGCGTGCCTGCCCAGTGCAGCGCCATGCCCACGTTGACCCACTCTTCGCGGGAGCAGTCGGGACTGATGGACTCAATGGCTGTTCGGATCTCGTCCCATGACGCATCGATGCCGTCACCCGTGGCGAGCGTGCGCACCTTATCCTGCTCAAGAAGACCATGCCACAAGTCTAACAGGGGCTGGGGCAGCTCTGGTAAGCGCATCCAGTGACCCTTGCCTGCCCATCGATAGGGCTGCTTGGTGTCAGGGTGGATCGAGGGAGGTAGCACGTCCTGCACCGTGAGGCCGTTGGCCGTGGCGCAGCGCAGCTCGTAGGCTGTGACGCCGTTGACGATGATCTTTTTGGACGGCAGCGCCATGCCCAAGGGCATCTTGTAGAGCAGCTTACCGTGGCCAGCGCGGCCAGAGTCCACGATGACAGCATCGTTGGCGTCATAGAGTGCTTGCAGGTCGATCCCTTGCAGCCCGA